AGCCAACGTACCTGACAGGTCTCCACTACATGTACCTTAACTGGTGGAAGATTGACATCGGATACCCGAGCTATCGTGACCCAGACAGGAAGTTCTTTTACTTTCTTCAGGCAGCCATCGAGGCTCCGTCTTGCATGGGTGTAGTAGAACTCACCAAACGCCGTCAGGGAAAAACGTACCGCTCTGGTATATTCCTTTACGACCTTCCGTCTAGAAGCAAAAACAAATATGCAGGAATCCAGTCTAAAACCGCTGATGATGCCAAGCGCAACGTATTTGCCAAGGCGGTAGTGAACCCGTTCAAACACCTTCCAGACTTCTTCAAGCCCGTATACGACCAAGCAAAGGGCGTGACACCAACGTCTGAAATGCGCTTTTACAAGACGACTAAGAGAGGTCGGGTGGACGCAGCATACGAGCGTCTCCCAGAACTTGAATCTTGGATTGACTGGAGGAACTCTCAGCTGTTCGCATATGATGGTGCCAAACTGCACAGATATGTTGCGGACGAGGCTGGTAAGCTAGAGGATGTCGATATCTGGGAACGCCACATGGTTGTAAGGTTCTGTCTTGAGCAAGATGGTCAGTTTATTGGTAAGGCTCTGTATACCACCACAGTAGAAGAAATGTCTGGCGGAGGTGATGGATTTAAAAAGCTATGGAGAAACAGCGACCAGACAAAACTCACTGACTCGGGAAGGACGATAAGTGGTCTTTGGAGATATTTCACCCCATCATACGAAACACTGTTCTTTGATGAGTATGGCCTTCCAAGAGTAGACGAATCAAAGGCGTACTATTTAGGTGAGCGAAAAGCCCTGCAAGGCGATAGTAAATCCCTATCAAGCTACATCCGCAAAAATCCATTCTCCCCAGAGGAGGCGTTTAGGACAGACGGCGATGAATGTTTGTTCGATGCGATGAAGCTAAATGACCAGCTTGAACATATACAGTGGGCGCCATCAAGACCAGAGGTCGGTAACTTAATCTGGAAAGATGCGTCAAAAAAGGACGAGGTGGTATTTGTCCCAGACATCAATGGTAAATATAAAATACTGCAGCACCCAGATAAGCCAAATGCAGTATCTGAGAAAAATGGTCGTAGAACACCTGGTGAGCGAATTAAGTATGTTGCTGGCGTTGACCCCTATGACTTGGACCAGACCGTAGATGACCGTGGGTCTAAAGGAGCTGCTTATGTATTTAAAAAGTTTGATGCATTCGACGAAATGTCTGGCTTGCCAGTTGCTGAGTATATCTATAGACCAGCGATGGCCAAGATGTTTTACGAAGACATGATTAGACTTATTCATTATTATGGTGCTAGCGCCCTAATTGAAAGAAACAGAGTAAACTGTATTCAGTACCTTTGTGAGATGGGTTATGATGCCTTTGTGATGAAAGTAGGAGGAAAACACGGTATTCACGCCACAGAGCGTACCAATAGACAATTGGCTGAATACATGGAGGAATATGTCTATAATCACGCAAGTAGCCTGTATTTCGAATCTTTGATTAATGACTTGCTTGAATTTAGAGTAGAGAAAACGACAAAATTTGACGCTGCGATGGCCTTTGGTTACTCACTGATGGCCGACAAGAACACGCTGTTCGAGCGTAAGGAGATTAAAGCATCCATCTCGGACATATTTAAAAAACATCAAATTCAAGGACGCTACTAATGAGCAAGTACGGATACCCATCACACTTGATTCCAAACTCTGAGAAAAATCGGGATTGGATTCTTGCCTATGTAAAAGCTGCACACAAGGAGTTCAATGGAATGAACGGTAAAATATTCTATGGCGCTAGATACACGTATGCCACCATCCGTGACTACGCCATGGGAACGCAGTCAATCAGCAAATACAAGCGAATGCTTGACGTTTCCGAAAGCGAAAACGATTCTTGGCTGAATATCGACTGGTCCATACTTCCTGTTGTGTCTAGATTCCGCCGCCTAGCCCTCGCCAAGCTTTCTAAGCGCTCATACAATATCACCGCTACGCCGATTGACATCCTTTCTCAGGAGGAGATTCAGGGATATAAGGCCAAGCAGGAGGTCAAGATTAAAATGCGCTCTGAGCTTCAGAAGATGAACTCTCCGTTGGCAAACGAGGGAGTATTCTCAATGGAAGAGGGAGAGCCCCGTGACATGGAGGAACTGCAAATCCATATGGACTTCAGTTTCAAGCACAAGCTCAGCGAAGAAATCGAAGAGGTAATCAAGAATGTACTAAACATTAATGACTACGAAGAGATTCGTAATAGACTCCTTGAGGATGCCTTTGACTTTGGTGTTTGTGGCGTAAAAGAGTATGTTCAGGACGGAGTAGTTCGTTTGCGTCACGTGCGTCCAGAAAACATAATCACGTCATACTGCATGAATCGTGATTTCAGCGATGCGCAGCACGTTGGCGAGCTCAAGATGATGAGCCTTGCAGACATTCGCAGACAAGCTGGTGCTGAATTTAGCGAAGAGCAGTTCTATGATATCGCTGAGCGTTTCGTGAACTCGTTCCAGAATCCTAGCGCTATGCCGCCCAAGCGTGGTGTCGGTGCCGACTACGATAGCTTCCAGATTCCTGTATTGGACATCGAGTTCATTTCGGTAAACAGCATCGACATTGAAAGCAGAGTCGATAAGCGTGGAAACCAAGTGCGTCGTGTGTTTAACAAAGCCAGAAAGCGCAAGACAAACGATTACACTACCACCCACTACAAGGTTGTCTACAAGGCCAAGTGGATTTTGGGCACTGAGTACCTGTTCGACTACGGCCTGTGCACCAACATGAAGCGTGAGCGGTCAAATATGACGGAGACCACGATGTCATACCACCTGTTCGCTCCCGAGTTTTACGATATGCGTGCCACTTCAATCATGGAGCAGGTAATCCCAATCGCAGACTCTATTCAGCTGAACTGGTTTAAGCTTCAGAACGCAATCGCCATCGCAAGACCCAAAGGTATTCAGATTGCACTTGATGCAATTGAAAACATCCCATTGGGAAGCGGCGGAGCAGAGCTTTCACCAAAGGACGTGCTTGACCTATTCAACAAGAAGGGAACGCTCGTTTACAGATATCTTGACCCGAGCGGTAACCCCAGCCCGTACAAGCCAATCGAAGAAATCGAGAACGGCCTTGGTCGTGACGTAAGCACGTACTACGACTTGATTACTCGCAACATGCAAATGCTTCGTGATATCACTGGTCTAAACGAGTACGTGGACGGAAGCAGCATCGACCCAAGAACCCTGTCTAACGTAACCAGACTTGCGGAAGAGGCTTCTAATAACGCCCTTTTTGCATGCGTACAGGCCGACAGAATCATTCTTGAGCGTGTGGCTAAAACGGTAATCGTAAGACTTCAAGACCTTATTAAGTTCGGAACGTACCACCCCGCATACAAAAAAGCGCTTGGCGTGGAGACCATCAAGTACATCTCTGGAAACGCTGATTTTTCTTACCGTGAGTTCGGAATCAAAATCGAAGACAAGCCTGATGTAATTGAGCGTGAAAAGCTAAAGGCTATGGCGGGTCAATACATGGGCGCAGGACTCATTGACTTCGAGGACCTTGTTCTTATTGAGAACAGCGAGAACCTGAAGAAGGCTCAATACATCCTTGCCTACAGACTAAAGAAGCGCAAGGAAGAGAAACTCAAGGAGTCTATGCTCTTGCAGCAGCAGAACGCTGCGGTACAGCAGCAATCAGTTGCAGCCAAGGGTGAAGCCGATATCGCTAAGATTGAAGCACAGGGCCAGATGAAAATGGAACTGGAAAAACTCAAGGGAGAAATCGAAGCACAGCTAGAGCAGATTAAAGCTCAGCTTGCGTCACAAAGAGTGCCTACGCAGCAATAGTTGCGTAGACATTCTAAATTGTCTAATTTTACAAAAAATTTGAATTATGTCTAGTGAAGTTACTTTTGAACCGATTCCTGCAGGAGAGCCTGCAATAATTAACATTGACGGCCCAGCGCCAGAACCGGCACCAGCACCAGCTGCTGAACCTGCTCCCGCAGCAGACCCAGCCCCTGCCCCGGCAGAGCCCGCAGCAGGTGGTGGTGAACCAGCCCCGGCGTTTGACCCGATAGAATACGTGAAGTCGGCAACGAATGGCCGATACAGTTCTTTGGATGAATTACTTGAGTTGGCGGAGAAGGATGCTCCCGAACCTCAATTCAAGGATGATTTTATTAAGAGCGCTGTCGAGTATTACGAAAAGAATGGAAGTCTAAAGCCATTCTTGGAGGCAATGCAGATGGACTACGATAAGATGGAGCCAATCGAGCTTATGAGACATAAGCTGCGCTCCGACTACTCGGACCTGTCTGAAACTGCCTTCAACAAACTCTTCAAGCGTGAGGTCGTAGACAAGTACAATCTTGACGAAGACACTTACGAAGAAGAGGACGTAGAACTCGGAAAACAGCTTCTTAAAAAGGATGCGGAATCTCTGCGTCAACAGCTCAAGTCTGAGCAGTCTAAGTTCCTCGAGCCAGAAAAAGACGGTCAAGATGATAGTCTACAGCTTGCGGAAGAGTGGGCAAATCGGGTGCAAACCGATGCGCTTACACAACAGCTGCTCCAGTCGAAGGCTGTAACCATCGACCTTGACGGTGAGGAATTCAATTACGAAATTGAAAACCCTCAGCAAGTCATGGAAATGACGGTGGATAATTCCAAGTTTTTTAACTTATTTCTAAATGAGGAAGGCGAAGTTGATTTAGCAAAATGGTATAAAGTTGTGGCATTTGCCTTAGAACCAGATGTGTACGAGCGAAGTCTCGTCAATCACGGCAAGACAGTCGGGGTTGGAGATGTGGAACGTACACTGAAAAACCCAGAGGTTCCGGCCGCTGGCACTAAGGCACCGCAGGCAGCTCAAGATTGGACACAAGCATTCCTCGATGCAGCATTAAATCAAAAACGTAAATAAAAAACTCATAACATGAGCTACAATAAAAACTTCATCTCGTCTATCCACTTCTTGGATAAGCGTGAAATCTTGTCGCAAGTTCTGGATGTCCAGAACGAAGACCCCTCGTTCCTCGACGTAATGGAGGGAATGCGCCGTTCTGTTCCTACGAGCAGCGCTATCTTCCACAACTACGTTAACGAGCCCGTTTACGAAAAGCTTACCCTGACCGGTACGGCTGCTGGTGACAACCTCACCAACGCTAAAATCCGCAAAGGTGACGTTATCGTTGACGTAGCCAACAACACGATGTGGTTCGTAAAGAACAACGCTTCTTTGGAAGGTTCTAACATCGTTAAGCTTGGTGGTTCTGGAACGTCTATCGCTGACGGAGCTACCGTTGTTGTTATTTCTAACGCTCACGGCGAAGGTTCTGGCGCTCCTGCTGGCCTGAAGTACGGCTTGAAGAAGTACAGCAACAAGGTTCAAATCTTCAAGAACAGCTACCAGTTGACCGACGTCGAGTTGACCAACAAAATCAGTGTTCAGTTCAATGGTCAAGAGTACTACATGTACGCTGCCCAGCACAACGCATTGATGAAGTTCCGCAACGACATCGCTTACGCTCTGTTGTTCGGTAAGGGTAACGCTTCTACCTTCTCTGGATTCGGTAACGACTACACTGCTGCTACGACCGCTGGTCAAATCGGTGGTGTTGCTGTAACCCAAGTTGTTGATGCCGATGGCAACCCCATCCAATTCACCAAGGGTCTTGTTGAATGGTGTAAGGACGGTCTTGATTTCGCTGGTTCTGCTGGCGACCTGAACACGATGGGCACGGCTGGTCTTGCTGACTTCGCTGAGTTCGTTAAGGTTATGGACAAGACTCGTGCTCCTTACGAATACATGCTGTTCGCTGGAACCGGTGCTAAAATCCAACTTGACAACCTGTTCAAGAACCTTGGTTCTTCTGGTGTTACTAGCGTTCGCCTGAACGTAGCTGGTACCGCTGTTGACTTCGGTATGGAGCAAGTTAAACTGTACGGCCGCAACTTCATCATGAAGGCGTTCCCGCAGTTCTCGCACGTAGCTGGTGAAGCTGCCATCGCAAACGCCTCTGAGACTGTTCTGTTCGTACCGAACGACAAAATCAAGGTTCATGCTGGTAGCGGAACTGTAGACCGCATGCGTGTTCGTTACCTCGAGGGACCCAACACCAACCTTGCTTACAAGGAGTGGATGCTGGGTGGTCTTGCACCGACCCCGACCGACGGCCGCAGCGTACTGGAAGCTGTATACGAATCTGCTCAAGGTCTTGAAATCCTTGGTGTTGAGCACTTCGGTATCGCCCAGTTTGCCTAAACCAACTGAGGGGAGGAGGAAACTCCTCCCTTCTTTTTTTTAATTTGATTTACTAAATCTAATTGTCATGAGAAGCACAAAATATTACAACAACCTTGATTCCTCTGTAATCAAAAAATTCGGATTAGACCGTTTGACTGATACGGTAATCCTTCGGCTATTGGATGTCCGGATGGACCCAGACAATCCATCACAGCCAATCATCCCTGTATACAAGAAAATCCCAAATCGTGATGTCGTTATTATCGACGGCGTCTCATACGACATTGGCGCCATCTCTTCTGTTTCTGGAGATAAAATCTCTTTTTATGAGATTGGCTTCTGGAAAGATGAGGGCGGATTTAAGCGCTTGAATCCACGTACTGCTCGTGACCGAGACATTTTGGAGTTCTTGCTGCTCAGCAACTTTAACGGAAGCAATCCGTTCCGTGACCCTAACGTGCGTCCTCTTTTTGAAGTGTTCCGCCCAGAAGAAAAGGCCAAGCAGCGTGTAGACCAGCGCCTTCAGCGAGTTCAAGCCATCACCATTGCAGCATCAATGACCGAAGAGGAGCTTCGTGAGTTCGCTGCATCTGTTGGATGGAATGAAGCAGAAGATGTTTACGTACTTAAAGATAAGGCTCTTGATTGGTGCGACAGAGACCCAAAGGGTTTTGTTGAAGCTCAGTCAAGCCGTGAGCGCTACATCATGGCTACGCTTCGCCGTGCAGAGGCACGAGACATCATTGCCAAGAACATTCTTGAAAACGCATGGGTCTGGAAGGCATCAAATCAAACGATTTGCTCACTCCCACGAAACTCAGAGCGTGATATGTACCAATCATTCGTAGACTGGTATATGTCTAACGACGTAGCAGTAAAGATTTTCCACGAACTGGAAAGCATTATCTACGGCCGAAACCACGTGACCAAGTTGTCGACTCCAGAGCCTGAGCCTCAGGAGGAAGAGGTTAAGCCTCGCCGAGGGCGGACTCGCACGGAAGAGTAAAAGGGTGGCTTAGGCCACCTTTTTTATTGTCTATAATTTCGTAGTTTTGTATAGACTATGGCCTCGATTAATTTAGACATATCTACGCAGTTAGACATTACGTGTAGACGTAATGACACGTTTAGCCTTGAAGTATCGTTTAAGGACGAGACCGGCGCTGCTATTGACCTCACTGCATACAGCGATTTTAAAATGGAGGTTCGCCGCCATGACCGCAAGACTGGTAACCCTACGTTAAGATTTACCAAATTGACAAACGAGATTACTGGACTCTCTAATGGCAATATGACTGTTGTTGCCACGGCAGCCACCATGAACATATCCGGAGGCGAATATGTTTACGACCTCCAGGCCACTACTGTTGGTGGCGAAGTGTATACCTGGCTGCGTGGCAAGTTTACCATAAACGAAGACGTTACAATTTAATGGAAATAGACGTAACATCTCCAGCCGTAGCCCCAGCCATAGTTGTAACACAGCCTGGCCCGATTACTACTGTTGTCACAGAAACCAAAGTAACGTCTATAGATGTAAAAGGATTTGTTTCAGCAAAAGCTGACGCACATTTTGTTTTTGAGCAGAATTTGCCCTCAAACACTTGGGTAGTAACTCACAATCTTGGGAAGAAGCCGGCTGCAGTTGTAGTAGACACTACCGAACATGTAGTAATTGGTGACATCCAATACAATTCTCTTAATACGCTAACAATAACTTTTGTCGACTCTTTTAGTGGGAAGGCATACCTAAACTAATAATGATATGGCACTGAGTCATTTAGTTTCACTTCAGCTCAACGGATACCCCGTATTAGGTCTTCGCCCTGAGCACCTGTCAACCGCTCAGATTGGTAACCTGTCTGGTGGCGCATTGTACACTGGTAGAATCGTATACGACTCTTCCGTAAATAAAATAAAATACTACGACGGAACCGGATGGTTTGACATCACTGGTGACATCCGTAGTGTGACGGCTGGTCTGGGTCTTACTGGTGGCGGAGCTAGTGGTGAGGTAACAATCGATGTTGCCGCCACAATTGCTGGTAACGGTTTGACTTGGGACGGTACTGGTACTGGCGTACTTAACGTCGGAACGAGCGATGGTCTTGAAATCACTGGAGACAACGTAAGATTCAAGAACGCACCTAGCCTGTCTGAGGGTAGACTCCTTTACTGGAACGATGTAAACACTCAGCTTGAGAATGCCAAGATTGTTCAGACCGCTGCTGTTACTCAATCTGGTACTGTCTACACGGTAACCATCGACGCTGAGGAGACGGTTGTATCTGGTAACCTTACGGTTAACGGACAGCTAACGTCTATCACGTCTAATGAGGTTAACATCGGTGACAGTATCATCTTGCTTAACTCCGACTTAGGTGGCACTACCGCTCCGACTCAGGACGGTGGTTTCTCTGTTAATCGTGGTAGCGCCCCTGACGTATCGTTCCTGTGGGACGAGACCAACGACCGCTTCACTACGGTTGACCAGCCGCTGCACGTCGGTAGCCTGCCTACGCTGACTCCTTCGGATATCACGCAGGACCACTTCATTATGCAGACCAACACGGACGCTGGTGAGCTTAGACTCGCTACGTTCACTGCTGTGGCTAACTACCTTGGCCTGCCCATCTACTTCTCGTTGGATGACGCTCAGGGTAACGTGAGCAAGACTGGCAACGCCTACACGGTAACCCACAACCTGGGAACCAAGGCTGTTATGGCTGAGGTTATCAGCTACGCCACTCAGGAAACTGTGGTTGTTGATATCACAAGACCTACCGCCAACACGGTAGTAGTCACCTTCGGTGGTACCGTCACGGACAACGCATACTACGTCGTACTTTCAGGAACCAAGCGTACTGGTGACACCATCATTAGCCCAACCCCTGGTGATGCTCCTGATACGTCAAACGACTAATCATTGAGTACATTAGATGAAGAATAGGGAGGCAATAGCCTCCTTTTCTTTTTGTACTTTTGCTTATACTATATTAGGCTGGTAAACTATGAAGTTTTTATCTCAGATTAACGTCAACACGGAATACACCCTGCCGTTCGTTGATGGCAACAATGGGCAAGTATTGACGACTGACGGCCAAGGGGCTGTCTATTGGGGTAGTGTTAGTGCTGGCGCTACAAGTCTTGATGGGCTCACTGACGTTGAGATTACGTCACCACAGGCTGGCCAGATACTTAACTATAGTGTACCCTTGGGTGGCACCGTACCAGTGTGGAGGAACATTACGTCTCCGTACGCCACGATAGCCTCTCCCGCATTCACTGGGATTCCGACGGCCCCCACCGCACCGACTGGTACTGATAGTACGCAAATCGCAACTACTGCGTTCGTAAAGGCTCAGGGATACCTATCATCAGCCTCATCAATCAACGACCTTAGTGATGTAACTATTTCAACGGTCACCACTGGGCAGATTCTGCAATGGAGTGGGACTCAGTGGGTGAATGCCACGCTGTCTACCGTTGATTACGTGTCTAAGGTTCAGCACCTCGTTAAGTGTGGTGTTGCCGTAGCCAAGGGTCAGGCGGTCTATGTTACTGGCGCTGACGGCACGAATATGATTGTCGGCCTTGCGTCTAACGCTAGTGAGGCCACATCATCTAAGGTTATCGGATTGGCCGTATCTACGGGTGCTATCAACGACCAAATCTTCGTTGTTACCGAAGGTCTAATCGCTGGCCTGAATACGTCTACGGCAACCGCTGGTGACCCAGTATGGCTCGGAACTGGAGGCAATCTAATCTTTGGACTGCTTAACAAGCCAGTAGCACCAGCCCACTTGGTTTACTTGGGTGTTGTTACTAGAGTTCAGCAGAACAACGGAGAAATCTTCGTTAACGTACAGAACGGATTCGAACTAAACGAGCTTCACGATGTACTGATTTCATCACCGTCGGCAGGGCAGCTTATCCGTAGAGACTCTGACGGTTTATGGAAGAACTGGAGCCCTAACTTCTTAACGGCTGAGGCTGATACGTTACAGACCGTAACCACACGTGGTGCAAGTACTAATTTAGCAATTAGCGCCAACGGAGTAACATCTCCGAACTTCACGTCTACTGCGTTGATGATTATCAATGCTGACAGTAGCGGTTCGTTGCAGCCAGACCAAGGAAGCCCAGCCAATAAGATTCTGTCTTTTAGATGGCAGGCTAACGAGTACGGATACATCGACACTGACGGAAAGGTAACGCTTAACGGATTCAAGACTCCGACTGGCACGTCATCGCAGTTCCTTAAGGCTAATGGAACCGTTGATTCAAACACTTACCTGACCACTACGGCCGCCGCTGGTACATACGCTACAATCAACTATGTAGACGATGAGATTGCCGCTGTGAATTCATATGTGCAGGACAACTTCGTCCCGAAGACCCGCACGCTTACCATCAACGGAACATCATTCGACCTTAGTGCTAACAGGTCGTGGACTATTTCAACTGCTGAGACTGACACACTCGCTACGGTTACCACTCGTGGTAATACAACGGTAAACGCAATTAGTGTAGGCTCTCTTTCAGTTCCTTCATTTATCTATTTGACAAACGCTGGAGTAAATAATGCATTCATATCGGAGTCTTGGGGTGTAAACCTAAATGGTGTAGCAACGCACCCAGTGCAGGTAAG